CGTGCAGCGTCCTTGAAGTCAGGCATCCGGGGAGCTTTGATCCCCAGATCCTTCAACAACTTGGTCATCTGCACTGGTTCAGTGATGCGGCTGTCAAAGCGTACATGCTCCAGTATCAAATCTTCTACAACTGACTGTGTCCTGTACACTTCGTTACTATCATGCAGCATTTCGCGCTCATCAGGCGACAAAAACCAATTTTTCTGCCCCTGAACGTACATGGTCTCCTTCACTTCCGCCCAGAGCTGTTGCATGTCGATTCCATGGTTAAAATTGATGCTTCTCACCGGAATTACCCAAAATCTTCGATTTCCAGACGTATCCGTCAAGAATTCACGGGCGTTGACGCTCGCATAGAACGCTGTACGCCGCTGATACCGCGAAAAGCCCCTGTCATACGGTAAACGCAGCTCATCGCTACGCGCCGTTACAAAAGCTTTCAGCTGGTCTATATCAGACTTCTTAAAAGTAGACTCAATCTCACCCAACTCCACTATCCAATGGCTTACAGCCCGTTTCACTGAGTCCTTGTCGCTTGGATTGAGCGTAGCACCCTCTAACAGCCAGCCACTTTCATAATTGGCCAGCCGCTTAAACCACAACGTCTTACCTAGCCCCTGACTGCCCTGAAAGACTAGGATGCCCTCTAGTTCCACTCCATTCGGTTCACAAGCTGCCGCCACACAACTTATCAGCCACTTCTTCATGAGCATCTCTTTCAATGCCTCGTTGTCTGGCGCTCCTATCGTGTCTAGGAACTCCTGAAGGCGACTGCGGCCATCCCACGGCCTTGATTCCATCCACTCCTTAACAGGATTGTATTCCTTGGCCAGAATCTTCAGGTAATCCGAAACCTTGGTATGAGGTATGCCCATGTTGATACACCGATTTTCAATCTCGATCAGCGAGGCATCTTCTTTGAGGTCATCGATAAAGTTCATGTTGGGTATGTCGATTTCCATGACCTTCTTAATTACATTGTAGACAACCCGGATACCTTGAACGGTCAGTACGCCGTTAATGTTCTCTTTAGTGTTCAGGTAACGCCCTGTGCTGCTCTTGGAGAAGTCATACTCTACAGGTACGTCTATATTCCTGAGAGACGGTAGCAGCTCACCCTCAAGCGCCTTGGTCGCGTTTTTGTGATCGTTGTAGTCGCCTTTTGTTTCTGGCATCCACACATCTGCCTGACCATTCTTACCCCGGATAAACTGACAGGCCTTAACCGCTTCCTTTTCTCCCGTGTTGCTCTCTGGATCATTGTCTGCAATGAAGATGTGTTTGCGGTCACTGAAATGCTCCCACATAACCTCTGCGACAGGCGACAGGTTGTAGGCATCAAATGCGACGACGACTGGCTGCGAGAAGTCAGCGTAGTAACTAGCCGCTGTTGCGTAACCCTCAGCGTAGTTAACCGTGTCACTGGTTTTTAAAATCTCATCTCCGAGTATAAAAAAGCTGCCGCTTTTTTTGGAACCAGTAAGAAACTTTTTGCTGCCGTCTTCACTGATGTACTGGATACCGACAATCGTCAGCTGACCATCGTACATGGGGATCATCAGCACGCCCTGTTCGTTTTGTCTTAGCCCGTAACTCAAGACCTCCTTCCTTTCTAGGTAAGGATGGCGCTCAACAGGTAGCGCACGTTCCCACGCTGACTGCGCTCGTTTCGCTGCCTTGTTATAGTTCTCTGCCTTCTTGACTTCTGCCTGTCTCTGTAATTCCTTGATCTCTTCTTTCTGCTCTTCAGTGAGCTTGTAGTTTCCCTGATGCTCCGGTTTGAAAATTGCGCTTGGCTCGGTAGCCGATACCCTGTAGTCGCCTAGCCGCCCGAACGGTACAGCTTGGTCGGTCCACAATTGATACCAACCCACTAGCTTGCGAGAGTTGCCCACGTTGATGTAAGCTCTACCAATGCTGCCGTCTGCGACTAATCCTTTTTTCGGATCTGGCTCTAACCCATTCTGAGATAAGAAATTAAGAAACTCGCTTCGCACATCACCTGAGAAGGGACGCTCGAAGTTTTTTTGTTCTGGTTTCTTAATTTTTAATGTCACCTGCTTGCCCTATGTGTGTAAATGTGTAAAATATCATACACTTTTACAATCACTAATCAATTACCGGAGGATCAATTTTATGAGTTTAACTGTATCAAGTGGTGGGGGTGACTACGAAAGCTTGCCAGTGGGGCGCTACAAAGCGGCCTGTTACAAGATCGTGGACATGGGAACAAGGATGGAAAGTTTTCAAGGGCAAGCGCCGAAGAAGCGCTCGACTGTCTACATTTACTGGGAGGTCACGCACCAGCTACAACCAGAAGAAGAGTGGGGTGCTATCCAGATGGCGGACGGTAGGCCGTTCAGTATCGGTAAGAAGTACACGGCAAGCCTGAATGAAAACTCCACGCTACACCGGGACTTGAAGTCTTGGCGTGGCAAGCCATTCTCCGCAGAAGAGTTGGCTGGGTTCGATATAAAGAACGTGCTTGGAGTAACTTGTGAGTTGGAGGTCATCGACTACAAAACTCAGGATGGATCTGAGCGCACTAAGGTTGAGGGTGTATACAAACCCGATGGCGGAGCCAAGCGGGTGGAGACAACTAACGATCAGGTCATCTTTGACATTGACGTTTACTGTCAGGAGTTTACTGGCCAAAGCTCAGCAGAGTCCAAGGCTATGTGTGATGTACTGGAGGATTGTGCGCCGTGGATGAAGGAGGAGATCGACGCTTCTCTTGAGGTTGCGGCAGCAAGGGACAAGGGCGGAAGCAGCCCAGCTCCCAACCAAGGCGGCGGTTTGTCTGACTTTAAAAAGGACGATGATCCAGACGAGGACATACCGTTCTAACGATTTTGCAAAAGGAACCGCACTGCCTACGCATGTTACCATCTCCGGGCTAAGCGTAGGGGTGCGGGATTCCTTTCTTCAAGGATAACATGAAACATGATTGAGAATATCGAAGACAAGCGTTTGTCCAGAAACAAGCGCCAGAAAAACCACAGTAGGTATCTGAGGATTATGGGTGCGGAGCGAGAAGGGATGTACAACATAGAAGTTGGCAATCTTGTTTTTGTTCAGGACGCAAAGAACCGGAACCGATTCCATTTGCCGGGAGGAGATACGGTAACAAAGGAATGGATTTACCAACAAGCTGATGAACGGAACTGGGGGGTTCCAAGAAAGCGTTTCATTCAGAAACCAACTCGATGACAAGAAAGATAACGATCACAATAGAGTTGGAAGGCGATGAAGCAGAACAATTAATCGAGGCATTACTCGACAAGGAAAATAAGGATGATAAGCATGGTAGTACAGAAGAAAAGGAAGAGGGGAAGACCAAGAAAAAATGAATCGGTAGTCAACTCACCCAAGCATTATTTGAGCGGTGACATTGAGTGTATCGACGCAATGGTTGCTGCCTTTGGTGAGGAGCAGGTCAGGATCTACGCCAAGATAAATGCGTTCAAATACTTGTGGCGAGCTGGCAAGAAAAAAGGCGCTGAAGACACCGACATGGCTAAATCAAATTGGTATCTCAAGCGAGCCAACGGTATAGACCCAAGGAAGAACGATGAAGTTTAAGGTAGGCGCTTACGAGAACGTACCGTATGAAGAGTACGCTGAGATCGAAGCGTTTAGATCCCACGATCTAACCTCAGTCATCAAGTGTCCATACACTTGGAAGAACGAGGGACCAATGAAGGAAACGCCAGCTCTTATCGAGGGCCGAGTACAGCACACTGTCTTTCTGGAGTTGGATAAGTTTGATGAAGAGTTCGTAATCGAACCCAACGTGGATCGTAGGACCAAAGCAGGGAAGGAGGAGTACGAGGATTTCAAGGCTGGCATTGGTAACCGCACCCCCATCAAACAAGACATGTATGACGTATGCATGGAGCGCCGAAAGGTCGTAGAAGAATATGTTCCACATGAAACACACAAGGTTGAGCTGACGTTATGCTTCTATTGGCACAACCATCCCTTCAAGGCTCGAATGGACTGGTATGACGGTAAGAATGTATGGGATCTTAAAACAGCGCGTGACGCTTCTCCCAGAGGCTTCAGGAGCGCAATCAACAACTTCAACTACTACATGCAGGCTGCGCTTTATCTCGACGCTGCCAAGGCTCTGGATATGCCTGCTAACCAGTTTATGTTCTTGGCTCAAGAGAAGATGCACCCATACCCGTTCGCAGTCTACACCCTCTCCCCGGAGGCCGTGGAGTACGGTAGAGCAAAGAATGAGCAGGCGCTGAAGACTCTACTGGAGTGCAAGGATAAAGAGGACTACAAGCCATACAACGTCTCTGGTGTGCAGGTAGTGGAGCTAGGTGATCTCTACTAAGGAACAGGAGGAGAAGTGGGCGGAGGAGATAAAATACTTCGCCGCCCGTTTTGTCTGGACCCGCCGTCACCAAAAAACTCCCAAGAATTTAACTTGGGAGCAGTGGTGGGAGCGTAGGTTTC